TGACCACAAGCAACAACGCGGTTGCTACCTTCCCTGCCTTCGCTCAAAGTGTTATTAATTACGGATTAGATTTTACAGGTGCAAAATACTACACAATACAAGCAGGGACGCTCGGTGCGTTTCCTATTTACACACCTTCTTCACGTGTGTATTGTTTTTATCTTGTCGATGATGATTGCAAGTTTGACAATGTTCGCCTGGGTTGGACAAATACTTGCGGTGGTGTGGATTACTTCAACTTCACGAAGAAGAGTGAACTATCTTATTCGTACGATCGCAAACAATATCAAAAAGTGATAGGCACTTACAACGCTTCAACGTTCTCTTTTGGAACGGACGACAGAGGAATAACCGACCGCTACGTTACGACGACGAAAGGACTGCAAATAAACAGCGACTGGGTAAGCGTTGGAGAGTTCAATCTACTTCAAACTTTATGTCGTTCAAACGACGTGTTCATTATCAATGACGACGGAACGCAAACACCTGTCCTTGTAGACACTCAAAACTTTGTTATCAAAGACGAAAGATATTCGAAACTTTACAACGTTACTTTGAATCTTAAATACTCTCAACCCGTAGGTCTATGATAAACGAAGTAATTTTAACGCTTACCGACTTTGACGGCAACGCGGCGACCATCGACTTGTATGAGAACGAGAAGATGCACCTCAACTACAAGTTTACCGACTTAACCGACTTCAGTTCGGTAGGTAACTACTCGCGTGAATTTCGTATTCCTGCAAGTAAGACAAACGTAGACTTCTTCGGTGCTATCTTCAACGTCAACTTCGACGGTTGGTTTGACTTCCGCAAGAAGGTTGAAGCAACGCTAACGGTTAACACTATACCTATCGCAAGTGGTCACGTTCAAGTGAAAAAGTTGTACTGGCAAAGTGGTAAGTTGTTCGAATTTGAGGTAGTGTTCTTCGGTGAAGTACCGAACCTTGCACGTCTATTGAATGAGAAGAAACTTCGCGACATTGAAAGCATTGTTGCAGGTGATTTAGACTACGACTTGTTACACGAAAACGTTGAAACACCACCTAACGAACACACGATTCTAACGCTGTGCGATAAATGGAATTTGACCGCAACCAATCCTGTTGGACAGCCTGTATATTCTAACCCTGTTCCAGTACCACCGTTATACAAACCTTTGTACGTTGGTCATTTAACTCCTGCGGTTAAAGCACAATACTTGTTTGACCAAATAATGCAGGATGCAGGAATACAATACGCGAGTGATAATTTAAGCGGTTGCCTTGAGAACGTGTACGTTCCTTTTGTGAATGGTCAGTATTTAAGTGGTGAAAATGGATTGAACAACATAACGTCAAACGTAGGTCTTGCGTCTAACGTGAACAATATAACTTCCACAGCGTCAAACAATACAATTTCACTTTATACAAACTTTACTGAATACGAGGATCAAGGGAATAATTGGAGTAGTGGAATTTATACCGTTCCTTATTCTGCTGAATATACTTTTCGTGTTTGGATAAACGGACAAGCAACACGCAACAATACAAACACCGACCTTTCAAATACTATTTTGACAGTCTTGTTTGAACTTAATGGAAGCGGTGCAATATCATTGGAACAAATAAATTTCATTTCACAAACAGGAAGTCCAACAAGCACAAATATAGCAGCTGATTTTTTACGCACATTAACACTTCAAGAAGGTGATGTAATGCGTATTAAATGTTCATTGAGTTCAAATGCTATTGGAGTAGGAGCAGAACCTTCTATTGATATAGATTTTTACGGAAACGCAAACGTTAACTATTCTGGAACAGGTGTTGAACTTGTAAGCGTGTCAACTCAATTATACGGAAATCAACCTGTTTATATGGAGTTCAACGCTCCAGATATGAAGCAAATTGATTTCATTACGTCAATTCAAAAGATGTTCAATCTTGCGTTCGTTCCCGACCGAACACTTCCGAACACACTACGCATCGAACCACTCGTTGAATATATCGGAAGTGGTAACACGTTAGATTGGACTTCGAAACTTGACTTGTCTAAAGACATCGCGTATTATCCGACTGTCGATATGCAGAAGGCGAAGTTCACGTTCACTTATACCGAAGACGGCGACTATTATAATTCAGTATACAAAGACAACGGACGAATCTACGGAAGGTACGAAGTAACGGAGAACGACTTCGAAGTAATCAATGAGTTTGCAACAGGAGAAGAAAAGGTTGAGTTAGCGTTTGCGTCTACTCCTTCAGCACCTGTTGAAAACACGGACGTAGTTGTTCCGAAGTTCATCAATGCAGAAGGTCAGTTCGTACAACCTAAACCGCGCATCCTTTATTACTTTGCAGACTTCTTCGTGAATATGTACGACGAGGTAAGCGGTGACGTAGTGCAAACTGCTGTTAAGTGTTTGAACAACTACTCGACGATGAACGCAACGGTTACGGATTCAGACTTAAACTTTGCGCCCGAAATTCCTCCGCATACTATCATTGCGCCTCCTTACGACAATCTTTACAATCGTTGGTGGCGCAACTACTACCGCGAACTTTACGACGGACAAGCGCGAATAATGGAAGGAATGTTTGCACTTACCTTGAACGATATCTTTACGTTTCAATGGAGCGACAAAATTTGGATTGTCGATTCTTGGTGGCGCGTTCTCGATATTGAAGGTTACGTTGTTGGTGAACAAGACATGACGAAGGTAAAGCTTATTCGTCTTCTTGACATTGACAATGATTGCGACATTATACCCGTTTCGGCTAACCTCAACCAAACGTTGAATTGGGAAACTCCGAATGGTGACCCTGCAACCGTAACCGAAGATTGTTGTCGTCGTTTTGGCTACTATTGGAACTCTGCGAAGAACAATTGCTTTTCTATTCCAAACATAGGAACACGTTCTTTCATCACACAACAAGCACCTTCACTCGCACCAACACGCTTCGGTGCGCCTGTGACGTTTAGCGCAGGAGTTTCGCAGCCAGTTAAGACGATAACGACGGACTACGTTATAACGAACTTTGACCGCGTCTTATTCGCTGACACAACAGGCGGAAGCATTACTATTTATTTACCTTCGGCAACAACAACAGCGGGACGTGAGTTCATCATTCAAAAGTCGGTAGCGGCTAACGGAGTGACGGTACAAGCGTACACAGGCGAAACGGTTGAAGGAAGCGGTAGCGTGACGTTGAGCGGAATGGGTGACACAATAACAATAATATCAAATGGAACAGACTTCAAAGGTACATCTTCAAAATAAAGCAGCCGAAATGCTTGTGTGTTTAGAGTTCGTTAAGATGAACATAAAAAGCACAGGTGAAATGGGTAAAATAGCAAATGGGAAAAACAAGATAAGCAAGAAGTTCTTACTATTCAATAAGATTTTCTCATTAAGTGTAATTTCTGCTTTTTTTATATTAATGATATATACACTACTCTAAAATGGCTTCAAATAAAAAAGACATAAACTTTCAGATTAACGTTGACGATAAAAACGCTGAATCTTCAATTGAAAAATTGAAGGACGGTGTTGGCGAGTTAAATGAAAAAATAGATAAAACCGAAAAAAATACCGAAGGTGTCGGGAAGAATCTAAAAAAAGCAGGAGAAGCAGGAGCAAAAGGTTTTAAAGCAATTGGTCTTGCAATCAAAGCTGCTGGTATTGGTCTTGTAATTAGTGCGATTGCAGTATTAAAAGACGTATTCAGCGCAAACCAAAAAGTTGTAGACTTCTTTTCTACGGCAATGGGTACTCTCGGAGATATGATTCGAGATTTGTTTAATTACATTAGTGATAATGCAGGTGTTGTTGTTGATTGGTTTAAGCAGATTTTCAACGATCCAGTTCAAGCAATCAAAGATTTCGGACAAGCAATTTTAGATAACTTAATTGAAAGATTTAAGTCTTATCTTGATATGCTTGGATATGTTGCTGAGGCTATTAAGAATTTATTTTTAGGAGATTTTGAAGCGGCAAAACAAGCGGCAATAAATGCAGGAAAAGAATATGTCGACGTATTTACAGGAGTTGAAAATACGGTTGACAGAGCAACCGTTGTAGTCAATGAAGCTGCTGAAGCCTTTGGAAATTACGCTGCTGAAGTATGGAACTCAAACGCTGCCTTAACTGATTTGCAAAATAAAGCAAAAATTGCAGCAGCGCAACAAGCAAGACTCGCGGAACAATACGACAGAGAAGCGGAATTGTTAAGACAAAGAAGGGACGATGAAAGAAATAGTATTGAAGAAAGAATTGTTGCAAACAACGATTTGCTCACTGTTTTAGATAAACAAGAAAAGGCAGAACTTGCGGCAGCAAATGCACAAGTTGAAGCAGCTGCGGCAGTTTATAAACACAACAAAACAATTGACAACCAAACGGCATTAATTCAAGCACAAGCACAAGCGGACGGAGTTAGAGCAAAGGTTGCAGGTTTACGTTCGGAGCAACAAATGAACGACCTTGCTTTAAATCGTGAATTGAATGAAATGTTAAAAGCGCAAAACGCTTCTATCAACGATTTAGCAATTACTGAAAGTAAGTTTCAAGCGGAAAGAAAAAAGAACGACATTGAAAGATTAACCGCTTTGCGTTCTGTGTTAATACAAGAAAGAGAGTTGCAACTTGCAAGACTTCAAGACGAGATAACTAAACACAAAGAAGGAACACAGGCAAGACTTGAAGCGCAAATAGCTTACAATGAAAAACGAGTTGAATTAGACCAGTCTTTAGCAACAACTGAAGACCAACTTCGAGAAGCCAACGAAACACGTTTTAAAGAGCAATTAACTATTCTTGCGAACATTACAACTTACGGAAGGAATCGTGAGTTGACAATGCTTGAATTGGAGTATGCCGAAAAAGCAAAGTTGTATAAAAACGACAAAGAAATGGCTGAACTTCTTGAGCGTGAAAAGCAAGAGAAGATAAGACAAATAAATCAACAAGCAAGAGAGAAAGAATTTGAAATGGCTTCAAGTGCTTTAGGTGCATTAATGGAATTAAACAACGCTTTTAACGCTAATTCTGAAGCGGCAGCAAGAAGACAGTTTGCAATCAACAAAGCGTTCTCTTTATCACAAGCAATTATAAATACTTATCAAGCGGTCAACGCTGCGTTAACGGCAGGTGGTAACCCTGCTAAACTTGCAACAGGCGCTCAATTCGTTGAGGCTGGTATTGCTTTAACAGCAGGTCTTGCTAACGTAGTTAAAATATCACAAACAAGATTTGAAGGTGGTTCTATTCCAAGCGGAGGCGGTAATATAAACGGAACATCAACAGGAACACAAGCGCCTTCACCCGCGAACTTCGCCTTCCTTCAAAACCAACCCAACCAACAACCGCCACTACAAGCATACGTCGTAAGTACGCAAGTGTCGAGCAATTTAGAAGCACAACAATTAATCAACAACCAAGCGCGTCTTGGTGGCTAAAAAATAAAACAATGAACAAAAAAATTAAAGTAATTGAGTACGGCATCGACGACGCAGGGTTGCTCGGAGTGTATGCCATAAGTGTAGTAGAGCAACCTGCAATAGGTGTTTCATTTATTGCGTTAAGCGAACAACACAACGTGAAGTTCAAGGAAGATTTTAAAGGTCTTTTATATGGTCCTTTGCTTATTCCCGATCAATTGATTTACAGACGCAACGACGAAACGAACGAGGAATACTATGTGAAGTATTCGAAAGAAACTATTCGTCAAATTGCTTACAATTATATGAAGCAATCAAAACAAAACAACGCAACAGTTGAACATCAAGAAGTTGTTGACGGAGTGTCTTTGGTTGAAGCGTGGGTAATTGAAGGCGAACACGACAAGTCAATGAATTTCAATTTCAGCCTTCCAGAAGGTACTTGGTTTGGTGCGCTTAAAGTAGAAAATGAAGAGGTAAAACAAAAGGTCTTAAACAAAGAGGTGCTTGGTTTCTCTATCGAAGGAAACTTCATTGCTGAGAAAGAAATGTATATGAATAAGCACGATGAGTTCGCTGCGCTTCTTGACGAAATTAACGACCTTTTGAAAGAGGACTAAATGAACATCGAAGCAGGTGGGTTCTTAAAGTTGGAACTGTTCAACGACGACGCAAACCTGTTTCTAAACGCACTCACGAAGATAACAAACGAGGGTGGTAAAATGGGGTTTAAGACGTACGGATTGAGCGAGGACGAAATGAAGACGTTGAATGCAATACTTGATTCATTAGGTTAAAAAAAACGAGGGGTAATCACTCCCCTCGCCAAACCTAAAATCAAAAAGAAACTATGAAAAGAATCAATTATGAAACAAATATACGCTCTTTTCTATTTAGGGACTAAACATTTAATAAACACTTATATGAACTTACGAGAAAAAGTAAACGCTCTTTTCGCAAAGCACAATGTAAGCCTATCAGCTGAAGAAGTTGTTGAGGTGAAGCAAATGGTTGAGGCGATCTTAGAGGACGGTACAAGCATCTACACAGATAGCGACGCGTGGGCTGTTGGTGTTCGTGTATTCACAAAGGACGCAGAAGGCAACGAGGTTGTTGTTGCGGACGGAGAATACAAGACCGCTGAAATGGTAACGGTTGTTGTTGCGGACGGTGTTGTTGCCGAATTGAAACCAATGGAAGAAGAAAGTCCAGAGGTTGAAGTAATCATCGAAGAAGAACAAGCGACTGAAGTAGTTGCTGAAGAAACATTCAACGCAGAGGTTGAAGGTCTTTTGTCTTTGGTTGCAAAGTTAGAATCTGAACTTTCTGACATGAAAAAAGCAAACGCAGAACTTTCTTCAAACGTTGAGAAGTTGAGCGCACAACCTGCGGTTCAATCTATCAAAGAAGTTAAACAAAACAAACAAAGCGCACCTTCAAAGCCATATGCTAAAATGTCGGCTGAAGAGCGTTTCTTATTCAATCTTAAAAAATAAAAAAAACACACAAATAAAAAATGGCTACTACCACTTCATTAACCACTACCTACGCAGGTAGAGAAGCAGCAGGATATATTCGCGCTGCGTTCTTAAGTAACGAGTCTTTAAACGCAGTTACTTTCAAAGAAAACATCGAGTACAAACAAGTTGTTCGTAAATTAGTTGACAATGTTACTTTCGCAAATGCGACTTGTGACTTCACACCAACAGGAACTGTAACACTTACAGAGCGAATCTTGACTTTAGAGAAATTCCAAATCCACAGAAATTTGTGTAAAAAAGATTTTTTAGCGGATTGGGAATCAAAATCAGAACAAGATGGTTTCTTGCACGCATCATTGACTGACGCGTTAATTGCTAACATCATGGCTGGAATGGGTGCTGAAAATGAGCGCATCATGTGGCAAGGTGTAAACGCAACTGCAGGTGAATACGCAGGTTTCGAAACTTTGTTCTTGGCTGACTCTGCTGTTCTTGATGTTGCTACTCCTGAGGCTATCACTTCTGCGAATGTTATCGAAGAAATGAACCGTCTTGTATTGACACTTCCTGTACGCGTTCGTCGTGCTACTGAGAAGCCTGTTATCGCGGTATCTTCAAACGTTGCTGAAGCTTTCAGAACTGCAATCTTAGGTCTTGGTGGTGGTTCTTACCTTTACCAAGGAGAAACTGTTAAAATGACTTGGCAGGGACAATACGACATCGTTGAATGTCCTGGTATGTCTGACGACACAATGGCTTTCTTCCAAAAGTCAAACCTTTGGTTCGGAACAAACTTGAAAGACCAATGGAACAATGTTGCAGTTTTGGATATGTATCAGTACGACCTTTCTGACAACGTTCGTTTCGCTTGTTCATTCTTCGCAGGTGTACAATACGGCTTCGGTGACGAAATCGCGTTCTACCAATACACTGCATAATCTCAACCATTCTAACCCTTGCACGAATAGAGGTAGCGGCTTAAACACCGCTCCTCTT